TGTAGAAATAACTCCTTTGTAAGCGTTTTGAATCTCAAATGACGAACTTTGACTTAAGTCTTCACTGTAAGGCATAAGGTTTGTCGATGCCGGTTCAAGATATAAACCAGTAGGAGTTAATGTTTCTGGATCATGGCTGTATCTGGCTGCACCTGTAGCAGTACCTGTTGTTTTAACTAATTCTGAAGCAAGACCAGTTACTAAACCGTTATCACCAGTTGAGTTAGTACCATGTGTATTGCTATGATCATCAGAATCTATAGTTGTTTTTTCTATCTGGGCACCCCAAACATAAACTGAAGAAGTTTGAGCATCATAAGTACCAGAGTTTGGTTTATTAGTATATTGATTAGCGTCGCCATTTCTTATACCAATTCTAAATTGATAACTTGTGTCTGTTCTCTCAGCACTTATTTGAAAACGTTGCCATTCATCAGTAACATGGCATACATTTCTAGACGTTCCTGAGACGGCTATATTTATCTTTTGAGTCTGACCTACTACAGCAGACTTCATATATACTGAAGCACACACTACATCGCCTGCTACGAGTCCAGAAGTATTACCGTTTAATTGATTTCTGTCACCACTCGCACCTCCAGATGGAATAGTAAACGTATATTTTGTTGCTTCTAATAAACCATTGGGAGCTATATATAAATCAGCATCTTTGGTTACAGAACCACCTCCCATTTCAGTTTTAGACCATGTAGAATTATTATGATTTATGTCATGACTATGGGCTATATAGTTTTTAACAGCTTTTCTAATAATCCCATTACCATCTACAAACGTGGCATTTGATTGCCTGTTGGTGAATTTATCTGTGGAAGGGATGTATTCGGTCGCTTGTGAACTATTAGATGCTACTATTTCGAGCTGCCAGCCATAAGTATATAGAGGTTTTGAAACATCTAGAATTTGCAAACCATAATGAGTTTTAGTATTACCAGCATCTAATCCATTATCATTAACTTGATACCTTGCCCATTGATCTGTAATAGTTATAGGAGATTGAGAAGTAAAGGCATTAGTTCCTTGTCTACCTAGTTTAGGTTTTATATTTAAAGTTCCAGAGTCTGTTCTTGCATAGAATGAAAATACAACTTTCGTGCCATCATTGGGGATTGCTCCACTACCACCACTAGCTGATATATTTTGCTGAACTGCCGCATCATTACCAACATTGGTTATTGTTGCTTTTATTGCGTCATATTCCCCTGTTACGGGGTTTGCATCTGCATGTCGAGTAATAACAGTTCCAGTACTTGCTACTGCTGAAAAAGGAGCTTGCCATTGTTTTGTCTGTACAAATTTATTAGTCCTATACGTACCAAAATTATCACCCTCTATTGATGCTAGGTCTGGGCTTCTTGTTGCTTCTGCATCATTTGTTGGGATGTAGGAAGTTAAAACTGCACCAGCTTCTACCTGTGGTCCCCAAAAGTATGCAAGTTCTCCACTTGTTAGTCCAGTATTACTGACAAAATTATTATAGGTTGAATGTGTAACTGCATACAGTAAAACTCCATAAGGTGAATCTACAGGTGATGTACTATTTCTATAATATGTAATTGACAGTCTATACCAACCATTTGGATATTTTTCAATACTAGCATCGATGCCACCAGTAGGCATGGTATGTATAATTCCATCTCCCGTTAAAATAAACTCAAAACCTAAAAAAGCTGGTGCACCACCTGCACTTGCAGAAGCGTATGCACTATGTGCAGCAAACATCCATTTAGTTTCGAGTCCCGGTTTTACAAAAACTGAACTTGTATGTATTCCAGTCCCATAAGTAGTTTGCTTAAAAGGGTTGCCACCACTGCCGTCACCAGTTCTATTAAATATATATACTCCTCCAGTTGGGTCTGATTCATTTCCAGTGAAGTGAGCTCTTGCAACACCTACCGCAGTACCATCAGGACTCACTACACCGTTAGTATTTTGTCCAGCAGCTTGTTCTGACAAACTATTCATTGTCACTCTAGTGATAGACGAACCTATCATTCGGTTAGGTTTACTTAAGTTTGTAGACTGCTGTTCAATCAACAACCCTTTAGATTCTTTAGTTACTGGGTCATGGGTAAAACGTGGTGCTGAGTTTGGTTGTGCTCCTGTTTTTACATATTCTGAAAAGAATTGCCCAATAGCAGTTGATCCTGCTAAAGGTACGTAATTACTTGCCGGTTCAAGCTGTACACCCCATACATAAACCTTAGTTCCTACTTTTTTTACCCAAAATGACAATATGTACTGTTCACTGGGAATAACAGCTAAAGTTTGATACAAACTTCCACTAGATGCGCTGTATATGGGGAATACACTAACATAACCATTGCTGTCGGAGGGGATAGTAAAAGCCAAACCTCTCATTCTTACCCAATCCGTATATGGGTCAAGAAAATTATCCCATGCTCCATCACCAGCTGAACTTCCAGAACTTGTTGGATCTATTATCCACGAAGAAACACCACTTGTATTTGAACCAATAATTCCGAAACCTGTTGAATCTGATGAATGTGTCCCAGCAGTTAAACTTCCATCAGGAGCTACTACATTGTTGCCTGTAAAAGTACTACCACCAGTTTTAACCCAAGTACTTTGGCTAAAATCCTGACTGTATTTAACAAGGTTACTACCAGCTCTATTTACTCGACCGTTCTCATCAACATAAGTTGCACCAGTATGACTACCGGAAACAGTTGTACTTCTTGTAAAAGTTATTAAATCTTCCTTACTTATTTTATCTTTTAAAGACTTAGTTCTTGCAAAATCTAAGTCTAAATCTGGACGTGCTCCAGCTTTGTCATACAGTACGTCACCTAGACCTCCCCTATGACCTGTAGCACTAATCGTTGTGCCACTTATATTCATTAAACTAACTCCGTAATTTCTAAAGCACCAGTACCACTCACAGTTACAACTGCTATGTAAGAACCTTCTGGGCATACAAAGTCAAGTCTTTCTCCGTCTGCGATGTAGTGACAAATATTACTGTCATAGAGGTTTGACGCTGTTACTGTACTTCCACCAAACTTATATCTCATATCAGCTCCTACAGCTTTGATTGAAACTCTACGTGTAGTTGATGTTAGTTCAACTCTAGAGGATGTTGTTGTTGCGGTGCGTCTTTTTGCAGCACCTGTTTCGCCCAAGACTTCTACTTGAGCATCTTTGTATTTACTTGGATAAGCCATTGTTTGTTTTGTTTATTAAATTAATGTAAGTCAATCCAACTTGAACCAATCCTTACTTGCAATTTGTTAGTAGTTGTATTAAATATTACAGCACCGTCAGGTCCTGAAGAAGTAGGAACATGTGCATCTCTTTCAGTAGTAGTTAAGTTAGCAAATTGTAAAAATCTATATAAAATTATTCTTCTGTAACCTGAGTTATTAGATAATAGTTGTAACATAAGATCATTGTTATTTAAAATTGTACTGGTTGTTAAACTACCATCACCTCTCAATTTAATATCAACTATGTCGTTATTCAATTCTGCTTGAAATAAAGAAACAACCTGTCCAGTATTCATGGTTTCTGATAAACGTATACCCGGTGCGAAATTTTCTATTACTTGACTCTCACCTAGAGATGAAAGAATCGAACCTGATACATTTAAATTACCTCCAACGGTAAAGTCACCGCTAGTGCTCGTAATACTACCATTAGATGCTGCTGTTACCCTGCCTTGAGCATCAATAGTAATATTGGGAGCAGTATAGCTACCAGCACTAACAGACGTGTCCGCAAGTTTATCAGCAGTTACTGCATCATTTTCTATATCGTATGTTTGTATTTTTTGATCTTGCTGTTCTTGTATAGCTCTTAGAGCTTGTTTTGTATTATTATTTAGGTCTGCTGCTCTTACTGAGGAGCCAGCTGTGTAGGTAGCCTTTCCTTCTACAGCAGTATTACCATTGTTTAGTACATCTGTTTGACGTACAATTCGTATTTTATTGGAACTTGTAGGTGCTGTTCCTACCCATGTTACAGTACCACCAGTATTAGTATAGTTAGGTATTGTATAGTCATTGCTAGAACCAGTAGTTTTAAGAACTCCATCAACGTAAACTTTAATTTCATCTTCCGAAAATGAATCAATGCTAAATGTGATGTTTCCTCCAGTACCGTTAGTAGCAAGAAAAGATTGTTGTGACATTATTTATATATGTTAAGAATGTTCTGCGACGCACTTCGTTTATCAACTTGTGCTACTTTTTCTAAACGTTGTTTTTCAATTACTTCTGCAATCTTAGGATCGTCTTTGATAGATGCCCATGCTCGTTTCTTAGCACGTTTAAATACTTGATCTATAATTCTATTATGGTAATAATCTCTAGCATTAAATTGACCACGCTTGCCTGCTCGTATATCAGCATACATAAGCTCCATAGATGCTAACATTCTCTTATCTTTAGCAAGTTTATCAAGTTCTAGTTCTATGTTTAGTGAACCTAGTGCTCGTTGAAACTCTGATCTAATATAAGGGTGATCTGTTAAGTTTGTGCTATCTGGTGCAAAGTAAGTAGATGTACGTAAGTCGTAACCACTATCAAACAAGAAGTTTCTACCGGGAGTCTGATCTAAATTTAGACTAATTGGACTCACAGCATTGTATGCTCTAGTTAGAAAATCCCAATCTTTTAAAGGTTTACCATTAAGCATATCGTATTTGATAGGTAGCTGATTAGAGGTAAGTTTCTCAAAAATTAAGTTTCTATTACGTATAGACTGATATACTCCTGAGTTTATCTCACGCATGTAAGGGGTAAATAGTCTACCTAAATCATTACGTATACCAGCTAATGGTACTGCATTGTTAGCAAGTCCAGATATGATACGACCTGTTTGACCGGGTCGACCGGCAAATAAGTCAACAAACGACTGTATACCAGCTAAGTATGATTTACTTGTCACAGCTTGTGCTACAACAAGAGCTATCTTACCTAACTCGTTTTCTGTCCACTCTTCACCCATAAGTTGACTTGCGTCACCTACGTCAGCGATTGTAGACATGATAAGGTTAAATGGTTCAAACTGGTCATAACCAACACGAACTGCACCTAGCTTTATAGTTCTAGGTTCCCACTTACCGTCAAGCCATAGTTGTCTTTTCTGTCTATCAACTGGTCCGTTACCGTTAAGATCACCACGCATCCAAGCGTTAACAGCCATCATAACTACACCAGAACCTATTGCCAATCGACCTGTTTGTAAGGCACGTGCATTGGCTAGCTCTTCTGCTGTAAAGATACCATATTTAGATACACTTCGTAAGTCGTTAGGGTTTGCAAACGCTATATCATTAAACTCTTTGACTAAGAAGTTGAAACCCGGTGTATACTTACCTGTAAGAGCAAGTCCATTTACACCTGTTCTAGCAAACAAAAAGAATGGTTTAGCTAAAGGTGTAGCACTAAACACGTCATTAAGACCCTTTGCAAAGCCTGTTAGCTCTTGTGTAAGTGTAACTTCTTTACGTGCAAACTGTGTAGCTTCGTCAACAATATTACCCTGTGCATCAAAGATTTGTGAATAGAAGTCATCCTCATATGCTCGCATCAGATCTTTTGTTATCTTAGGTGTCTTATATCCGTTGTCCTGTAACTCGAGAACTCTACGCATAGCCTTTTCACGCATCTTTGCACGACCCATAATATAGCCAAACGCATCGTCAGTTGCAGCCATAATCTTAGTAGAGTACGTCAAGAAGTTGCTATTGTTCATTTGACGTGCTACGTTTGCTACACGAAATGCTGCTGTTTCTCCGGGTGTAGCTCTACCGCTATCTTCTGCCCAACGACGTAGTATCTCCCAGTTATCATCGGCTGCTGTAAACTCTGTAAAACGTGTTTTGATTGATCTTATATCGCCTTTCCAGTATGAGTTTAGTTTACTTCTAAATAGTGTAAATGACTCAGGTATAGCTTCCATCATACCATTTACGGATGCAAGACTTGCTCTTACGTCAGCTACGTTGCCATCAAACGGTAATCTTAAAATTGCACCTAAACTCTGAGCCAGTGGCCTTAAGAATGTTGCAGTAGATGTACCCATGATTGCTCGAATAGGTGTCTTAGGTCCAGACAGTATACTGTGTGTCATAACACCTTCCAACTCACGAATCATAGAACCTGTACGATTTGCACCACCTTCTTTTAGTGGCCCACCAAGTATAGTTTTTCTTGCCCAGTTGTCGAAGTCATCTAATGTATTAACATCTTCCATCATAGAAAATGCTTCATACAAAGCGTTTAGCATATTATCATCTTTGTCATCTTTAGCAATCTTAAGAATAGACATAATAGACTCTTTAGCCTCTTCCATAGAAGCTTGTGTTGCCTCGTTTACAGTCTTCTTACTTTTCTTACCAAGACCTAGTTCTCTGAATGAGTCTGATTTTACAAATCTAGCTTTCTTTGTTTCGTACAGTGCAGTCAACATAGTATCGACAAGCTGTTTAGCTGGTCCGTCTATGTCTTGTAAGTCTACAATATCTGCTATCTCTCTACCAGCAACACCTAAGTCACGTACCTGTTTAAGAAGTGACCCTATTACAAGGTCAGCAATTACTACGTTTTTAGATGTCCACACTTCTATACCATCAACTATGTCAGGATTAGCTTCTAATAAATCTTTTAGATACTCCTGTGGCGACATGTCTAAAGCATTTCTGCCTTGAGTAATACGTTGGTGTCCTTCAATAGCTTCTCTAAATTTTGCTACTAAGGCTTTGCGATCACCTTTTGCTGCGTCTAGTTCTTTTGCAAACTTTTCTGTGCTCATCAAACCTTGCATGATACGTTCGACCGTAGCCTCGTCTGTGCCGCCTTCTAAGCCTATTCTTTCTCGTTCTACGGGTGTTGTGACACTACCAGTAGAACCCTCCTCTGAGCCCCATTGCTTACGTGTCTTTGACAACTGCTCACGAGCTGTTTGTGGATCTACCTCTGATACGTGTGCTCCTTGGTGTGGTTGAGATATAGGTGCGTTTTTATCTGCTCTAAACTCTTGCTCACCTTGACGAAGCTGTGCTATACCAGCTTGTACTGTTTGATTCTCTAAACTCTTATTACGTTTTGTTATCTGTTCGATAACTTTGTCACTACCTTTCTTTAGTGTGTATGCAAACCCGTCAAAAATTAGACCTATGCCCATACCTTCGACAATGTTTTTCATTTTCATTACGACTGGATGGTCAGTATCTTTGGTAGATATTGGTGTATCTATCCAACCATACCTGTCACGTAATGCACCTAAAGCATTTTGCTCGTCTGACTCTTTAGATATAAGGTCGGACACAGCACCTACGGCAGCACCTCTAACTAAATTACCTTTTGCAAGTGCAAGTAAACCAGCTGGTATCGTGACAACTCCAGTAGCTGCGGCTGCCTTAGCTGCTGCAACTGTACCAAGTGCAAGTGTACCAAAATGAACCAAACCACGTAACTGCTTACCCCACCATGTTCTTGTTTCGATTGGATTATCATACCCACCGAATGGACTCCAGTCTGGTCTGTATGTACCAGTCTTTTGTCGTTGTTCTTGCATTTCTCCAGATATCGCATCTATTGTACGTTCTGGAAAAGTAGCGATTGAGGATGCTGTATCTTGAATACCACCAGACAATATAGATTGTCCCTCTTTTATGAGTGCCTTAGCACCCCAGTTTTCTGCATTTCGAGGATCGTCTTGTGTTTCTTGAGCGACCCTTTCATCTGTTTCTACCTGTGTCTGTGCAGCTTCTTGTGCATCTCTCCTCCGCTCATACTCGTCTGTAGCCTGTTCTGCAAGGCCAGCTAGGTAATCAGCATAGCCTTCGTCAACAGTAATCTCAGATTTCGAGTAGTTTGAGTCTGTCATCTTCTAAATTTTCTTTGTTTTCTTCTGTTTCTTTCATAGTTTGCTATTTCACTTTCTATACCTAAAACCACACCACCTGTAAGATTCTGAAACTGGTTCATAGGCATCTGTCGTAAATTAGGAAACAAGTCTAAAACAGCGTTTTGTTCTGCTGGAGTTAGTGGAACTAGCCTGTCCCATCTACCCTCAGCTTCATCGCCTGCAAAGACAGTCTCTTCACCACCTTTTTCGGCTTGTATAATAGCACCTCTAATGCTATTTGTTCTGTTAGCTCGTTGTCTTACAAGTTCTAATACTAGAAAACTCTGTGTTTCTTCGTTAAATTGTGTGTCAAGATAACTAGGAGGTAGAAACTTAACTGCATCTTTTAACTCTTGTGCACTGAATCCGTAGATTCCAAAGTTACTAGCACCTCTTTTGGCAAATGTTAACACTTGACCAACAGTAAGATCGTCAGCGTTAGTCTTTCTTGGACCTGTAGCTGAGTCAAAAGTTCCCGGTTGGTTGCCTGTTTGGAAACCTTTTAGAATCTTTTGTGCTTTCTCTGGATCTTGTAAAGCACTATAAGTTTTTGTAAGATGAGGCTTGACTTCTAAAGTGTTAAGCTCTTCTAATGTAAGATCAAACTGTGGGTCTACTAGAACACCGTCTTTATTTACAAACGGCATTTGTTTGATGAGACCTTGTTCGTTCAATCCACCTGTTGCTTCTAGTCTATTATAAGCATACTGTCTAGCATTAAGCTTAGTGCCTCTAACTACACCTCTAAAGTATTCTGGAAATGGATATATCTCTGGACTAATTAAATGTCTCTTGTAGTCAGTTAGAGACTGCTTTTCATACAGGGATATTGGTTCTCCTTGATACTGTACTTTGCCTATATCAGATTGTAAAAATTTAGCATCTGCTATTATATCGTTTGGTGTTGCTCTTTCTCCTCTACGTTTTTCAATCTCAGTTCCTGTGTATTGACCAGCAAGCAACCCAGCTTTTATATCAGGGTATACGTTTTGTATAGCTTCATCTAGTTTAACTCCTAGATCTGTCTGTTTCTCAACTTCAAAAGCAAGCACACCTTTAGCTCTTTCTACTTCTCTTTGGTTGAATGGTGAAAACAACTCTTTACCTATCTGTGCTACGTAAGAGTTTTTTAGATCATCGTTGAATGTCTGTAAAGGATCTCCTTGACCAGCTCTACCATACTCACCGCCATTTGTAATACCACGACTGCTTACCTGTAGACTGCTGACATCTATGTTAGGGTACTTATCCTGTAACTCAAGTAATTTCTTTTCTAAGATAGGGTTAGGTACACCGTTAGGAAACTTTACATCTAGTTCATCAAGTTCAGTCTGTGCTTTAGATTTTGCAGCTCTTTTACGTCTGTCCTCTACTAAAGCTAGCTTATCCTTTGTGTTGATTATAAGTGAGCTATTAGCATCTTTATCTTTAAAGTTACCTTCTGCGTATGTAGTAAATTTACCAGTTGCTGTATGTTGATATAAAGCATCGTCAAAAAGATAATCAAGATGATGTATTTTTAGTCTGGCTTGCTCTTGACCGATTTCATCAGCAACTTCTGCAAACAAATAGTTTACAGCTTCTCGTTTAGTAAACTTAGGACGAGTTGCCATAATTGTTTGAACCAAAGTCTCTACATCAATATTAACAGGATCACCTTGTTGGTAAGGAGCAAGTGTATCAACAATAATGTTTCTTAGCTTTTCATCTCTGTTAGCTTCGTAGTTTCTATTTGCCTTTGACTTCCAGCTTTGTATATTATTATCTCTTCTCTGTTTTATATCAGGATATATTGTATTATAAAATGCTTTTCTAAACTCTCGACTATTGGTATCAATACCAGCTTGTTGTGCTCTATCAAGCATAGCTGTAATCATAAGCTCATCAGCAGCATTATGCAACTTTATAAACTCTTCGGAATCTGTAATATCCTTACCACCGTTTTCGTTGATAAACTGCTGTCTTGCACCAAAATAATTATCGTTAAGTTCTTTTAAAATTTGTTTAAGGCTTGCATCTTGTGGTAGTGCAGCATTTCGAGTTCTTAGAAAGTTGATAGAATCTTCTGTATTCTCATTAAGTAGCTGACTGTTAAACTTAGCATCTTCTAAATTTAGCTTACCTTCAGCATCACGAAGTGTAGCACTTGAGTTTTTATCTAAGAAGTCCATTGCTTCGTTGATTTTTTCTTGTGCTTCTTGTCTTTGCTGATATACTCGTATAGCTTGACCAGCTGACTGAGAAAACTGTGCAAGAGACTGTAGGTTCTGTAAAGGTGTCTCTGCAATAGTTTTTTGTATCTGAGCCATCTCGTCATAAAATCGACGAGTGTCTTCTTGGTTTCTAGTAATCTGATCGTTAACTGCATTAGTTAGATCAGCTTCAGTAGCGGCATAGTTATCTATACCGTAGCCGGGTATCTTATCCCGTTCTCTACCTACTATGGTTCCGAATGATGATGTCATAATTTAAACTGTATATACGGTAGGTAAAATGGATTGTTTACCAAAGTTTTGGAATAAACCAGCACCACCAAAGCCACTATAAATACTTGCTACACTGCTTGCTATCTGTAGAGCACCACCTAGTCTGTTTGTAGGAGGTAACATTACAGGTGCACCATATGCAGCTGGTATACCTAAAGCTTCTCTGCCTGCTGCTTGTTGTGCTTGGAACTTACGTCTAGCACCTTCTGCTGCGTATGCTAGATTACGGCCTAATACGTTATCTATAACTGATTCTACTTCTGACTGGGCTGCAAGTAATCCTTGATAATTAGCAACACCAAATCTTCTAGATCTACCACCCTCATTGACTGTACCTTTTGATCTAAAGTAACGACGAGCAGCATTTTCTAGCTGTTTTCTACCCTTACCTTGAGCAGCAAGAGCACTAGCATAAGCATCACTTTGATCTCGTGATAAGCCTATGACATTTCTATTCTGTGCTCTTTCGAGCTGTGTTTCTTTATTGAAGAACTTAAGTCCTTCTTGGGCAAAGATTGCATCTTTCTGAGCAGCTCGTTCTCGAGCTTGTGCTCTTGCCCCTGCATTAGCGTCTACGCACACGGCAAAATTCAATAAATGTTACATTGTTTGGCCCATGTTTTAACTTACGTAAAAACTTAAAGCCTAGAAACTTAAGCAGTTTTAAATGTGCCTTGTTTCTACTGTCAACTATATTCCAAAGTAGAGGTTCTGTACGGCTATCGACATACCGTTTTGCCTCTCTTGCGAATGTAATTGGATATCGGTGTATCTCAGGAGTGCAAAGCATCCATATATCACCTTCTTGTCCTACTCCGGCCATGCCAGCAGTCTTGCCGTCAGGCACTGTAAAATACACGTAGGAGGGGTTGTGAGCCATGATAGAGGGTAGAAGGGCTGATGGTATCCCATGACCTTCTTCGACCTCTCTACGGTCATCTGAGCGGAGATTAGAGGCAACCTGAGCGGCAGCCTCCAATGTAAGCGGGTGTATGTAATTAGACACGTTTATAATACTTGGGTGAGTAATCACCTTCCCAAGATACAGCACGTAATGTAGCTGGAGCTGGGTGTGATGATCGTAGTGTTATATCTACGTTTGTGTTCTTTTCGTAGACTGGGACAGTTTTGATAAACTCTTCGAGATATGGTGCATCAGATGCTTCGTACTCGTCAAGTTCTGTTGATTCGTATACTTCTGTATAATCGGTTTTACCGACTCGTTCAAGTGTTGTTTCATAAAGACCTATCTTACCAAAGTGAAATTTAATTCTATGTAGTACTAATGATGAGTTTACATCAGCTCGAGCATTATTACCTTCTCGTCTGGTAGCATAAAATGTAGGAAACTTAACTTCGTAATCATAAACGTAACCTACTGTAAGATATACATTTGATGGTCCTCTCCAATCACCGGGTAAAGTAAAGCTTGAATTTGTTGAAGTTCCAACACTATTTTGTGCAATGTAGTTAGCTTTTGCATACCTACCAACATCTGGTGTTGGGAATTGTTGATGATCTCGGTTTACATCAATTACTACTAGATCATAATTAGGAGAGCTGACATCGGTTAACCAATTCGTTGAAAATGTTGTAACATTAGTAGATGCGTTATAACTACCCATTGCCTTACTAATCTTAACTTGATTATCTAAGTGTAATAAAAAATCAACATTATCTTGTGTAAGAAACTGGTCTGTTTCAGTCTGCACTAACTTGATACTCTGTAAAAAATAGTCAGTATCTAGAAAGAAGTATTCATCATTAATAATAAAATGATATACTAAAGGATTATTTAATTTCCATTTAAACCATGCAGCCTGCTGTCTCTGTTCTGATACTTGAAAATACTTATATCCATATACAGTATCAGAATCTGGAGTAGTAGTATTAGGAGTTCCAAAGGCTGCTACGTGTTTCTGACCCATCAATACTATAGAGTTTTCTCTAGAGTTTGTCAGTAAATCTATATTTTTTGGTAACAGTGTGGGTACAACTTTACTAACTTCAACTACATTGGGCTCACCTTCACGTTGTATGTTTGCCATTTCATTGAATCTACTGAACTTACCAGAGTTATCAACATAGGCTACTGTTGTTCCGAGAGATATCGGAGCTATAGTTTCGTTATAATTAAATGTAGCTATACTACGAAGTTTTGCAGTATCAGGATTAAAAACTGTATCATCTGCTGCAAGTAAGAATTGCTGGTTTGTGCTAAATACCACCAAACCTGTGTTTACTTCAATTCCATCAAACAGTTCAGAAGGAAAGGTTGAGGCAGCTGATATATCTACAGGATCGCTGGCCGATACAGTCAAAGCTGTTTCAGCAAAAAAGTCAGGATTTCCTAACGTTCCCGGTCGTGATGTAACCACATTTTCACCTGACAAAAAGACTAGTCTATTGCGAAAAAATAAAACTTTATTTATACGCTTACCTACAAAACTGGGTAACGGATTAGTGTTATCATCACCTACACGTCTATCAGCATATGTAAAGTTTTTTATAGTAAATGTATTTACATCTGTACGTTGTAAAACCAACGGCATGTTTGTAAGAGTTTTTGCTATGCCGGGTTCAGCACACTCAGTCCAAGATCCTACACCGTCGCCACCTTCACCCTCAAATCGAAGATAATAGTCATCCTCATCTGACATTCTAGAGTTAGCAATTTTAACAATGTATCCATTCTTACATTGATTTGGTAAATTCTGTACATCATTTACAGAAGATTGAAAGCAACGCATAAGGTCTTCTTCAACAACCTCTAAGTTAAAATCTTGAGTATCACTAAATACGTATATACCTGTACCTATAATTTGACATGAGACTCCGCTAATAGCATCTATTTGAGTTTTTAATCCACCTAAAATAGTATCAGCAGTTACAGCTGTGTCTGCATCAAAAGGGGTAGGAGATGGACGTATAAGGCCGTCGCCAGAAGAAGCAACTGTAGCACGAACTGTAGTTGTCTCTACTTCAGTTACGGTTACATCTATATATGCTTGGCTAGCACTGCTAGTTGTATTAGGGGCAGCTCCAGTAAAAGTTATATTAGCTGCTTCTGTAGCATGTTCTGGTGTAACTCGAACTACATCACCAACTGCCCATCCTTCACCACCATGTAGTAATACAGCCTCTATGTTGTAACTGCATCTATAATTTTGCCCGTCAGGTCCGCTTGAATCAGCATTATAGTTAGGACTAACACCTTGTTGACCTAAAGCTGTTACACGGAATGTTAAGTTTTCTTTACCAGATGTCTGCACAACACCACTACTATTCTTTATATCTGTTATATTTTCTGAGGTTCCATAGCTACCTTTAGCTGTGGCAGCGTATACTTCTGTACCTATACCGGGGCAGTGTCCTGAGCCGTCGCCTTCATCAAAACTATGGCCTGTAATTTTTATCTTAGTAGCTCTTGTCAGAGTTGTAGTGGCTGTACTGTTGTTTATATTGACACCATACTGCCTACCATTTTCTGTACGTAGTAGTTCTATGAACCCGAAGTGAGTATGTGGTGTAGCATCTGTAGTTCCCGTTGTCCCAACAGTTGTAACAGTTCTAGCACTTCCATTAGAAGCAGTAGATGGTGTACCACCAGCGTTTATTTCTGCTGTAGTATAGTTACTAATATCTCTATTATTAATAAATGTGGTATCATTAATAGTTAAGAACTGTAAGTTTTCTGAGTTAGCTGTTTGAAGATAGTTTTGAAATGTAGGTTTTACTTGTCCTTTATTCTGCCAATTATTTACTGTTCCACCGGTATGTGTAGGTCTTGAGGTTGAGGTTATAGTACCTGTAGCTTCATATATATATACTATTCCAGAGTTAGCCGCAGATTGAATAGTGTCCCCGAGACCATATGTTCGATCACTACTCCACGTAGTTTCACCATAAATCATGGTCATCTCTTGCCCGTCATTACAACTCCATACTCTAACCTGACCATCAGGTGCGACTTGTCCTATATAAGATCCTTCTGTCTCGTCGCGGTAGTAATGAAACCAAGATCCAGCGGGAGTAGTTAAGTTTCCACCAATGTTAGTGGTTTGCACATTAGGAAGTGGAGTAGTTCCTATACGTTTAGCACCCGGTCTTTTGTATAAACCCTTAGTTATGTCTGGTATTGCATTTGTTACTTCTGTCACCTGACCGGGAAACTTTAGCTGGTCAGGCTGTTCTGACATTCCTAGTGAGTATTGAGGAATAGTTTGCGTAATACTTGCCATTATCGTCTAAGGTTTCTCCAAGGTTGATAAGTTTGATATGCACTATTATCTTCAAATCCAAACATACTATGATCTCCCTGATTGCACTCATACTCCATGAGAGCAGCTCTAGCAAGAGCCTCTTGTTGAGCTAATAGTTTAACTAACTGAGGGTTTGCAACTAGCTTTGTAGCAGCAACTCTGGAAGCTCTGTATGTTATGTATCTTCTAAAGACAATAGGTAAGTCTTCGAACTGATATAGTCTGACGACATCAAGATCTAAGTCACTTGTAAATACATCTGTGTGATCTATCTTGTCATATATAAATCCATTACGGCGTACGAGATTATGTGTACGTCTTGCTTGATTATCATGTAAGTCCATTGAAAGTATATCATTACCAACAGCTATCTTGCCATCAGAGTTGATCTGAAATGGTACATGTTTTTCTGTGTTAAAATGCCACCCCTCTGCTTGCGTGTCTACGTTAGCATCACGGAGTAGGTTATAAATTATTGCCACCTCTGGATTATCAAAATTAAGAGTTGTAAGAGGTGATTGTCCGATAGCCCCCAGTATACTGTTTACTGCGGATAGTTCGGTATCGAGATCAATAGTTGTGGAAGCCATAAGAAAAAAAAAGGGGGGAGGGTATACCTCCAAGCCCCATATAAATGTATAAAAAAAATTAACTAAAGTTAGCAAGAGCGTTGTTTGTAGTTGTTGCTTCGCCAGCAGTGTTTCTAGTAGGTGCAACACCAGCAACTAGCTCAACAGCAGCAGCAGGGTTAAGTGCATCTGCTCCCATTGCTAGTCTACCGAGGATTACATCACCTTGGTAAACAACTGAGATGTCTCCAGAAGTTACTTGTACTTGAGGTCCGATTGCTTCTACACAAGCAGCAGCTTCTTTTTGGAAGATAAGTCCACAGCTGTTTTTGAAAGCATTGTCACCAGCATTACCGTAACTGTTAACAGTCTTAACTACTTGGTTGGAGGCAAGTGTACCAGCTCTTTCGTCTGCCATACCTTCTCCTACGAAGTCGCCAGTAGCTCCGGGGTCTGCAGCACCGGGAGCTGCAGCTCCAGCAGCACCATACTTAGTACCAAAGTCTCCGAAGAATGGAATGTTCATTGACTTGAAGATTTGTATGCCTGCAATTTCAACGATTCCCTGACCTGACTGAAGTGCGTCTCCTCTTACATTGTGGTTGATTAGACCATTGCCAGCTGCCGCACTTTGGATAAGTGCATAGTACTGTCTTGGGTTAAGAACAGCTACCCTACCTTCGCTACTTACACCTTTCTCGTCTAATGCAGCGGCTGCATCATAGAAAGCTGTAATTAGATCACCAGCGTCATAAGCTTCTGCAGCGGATGATGTAGAAGTACCTACTTGAATCTGTGTTTCCTTCCTC